CGAAGTATGTAGCGGACGGGTAAAAGCTATGTTTGAGTGATCCCCCTTCGGGGAGATCATCAAAGTATAGGAGAAATTATGTGCGGATATTCGATTTTAATATTTTGTGTCTGTTTCTTCGTAGCGATGGCAGTTGGTGTCACTCGAAGAAAATACATTTAGAGGATATAAGAGCACACTGCTTGGTGGATGGATTGCAATTGACGCAATCTACTCTGGTTGTTTTTCCATTTACTACCTCAACCTGTGTAGGAACTATAACTGCCTTTGTACCAAGCTGCTTATTCAGCTCTTTGAGCCGATCAGAAACGACACTGCATTTTTGAGACATCACAGATGCTGTTTTGCTTTTTCCGATTTCCCATCCAATCGTATAACCAAGACCAATGCCGGATATAGCGGCGCCAACGATATAACTTATACATTCAACATCCATCACACAACCTTTTTATTCAAATTATATCTGAGTACTTTCACCGAAGAGATTAAATTATCTTTTCGATGTGGGTATTAACCTACACCCTAAACTCATAAAAGGAGGAAAAACAGCATGGAACAACGAACGCTAAGAGAGCGGTTCCACGGCAGAGGCTTTACCGTAGCTGCTTATGCGGATGCATACAGTTTGTGTCGGTATGCACTGCGTGATCTGCTCGACTGTAAAACTAATGGTAAAAAACGCGGTATGGCTCGTAACTGTGTTGATCAGTTGCGTAAAGATAACGTATGGATCGATGGTACCGACGGTGTAACACTCACCTATGATCCTGATAAAAGGAGTGCATGATGTGGGTACCAATCAAGGAGGCATGCACACTCAATGGATGGAATTATGATGCTGAACGAAAGGCTATATCCCGAGGTAAATCAAAGCGTCAATTTAAAAAAGTTGATGGTAGAGGCGGACGTGATGGAGTTTATGAAATTTGGATAGGAGAAAACGATGGATCAGAAACGGAGCATCCTCAAGCTCTTAAACGAAGCGGAGGAGTCGATCAAGTCAGTGAAGTTACAGATCTTGAACGGGTATCCAACTACAAAAAAAGAGGTAGTGTCAGCAATAGCAAAACTGGACACGGTCAATGCGATGTTAAATCAATCGACCCGCGTGAAGCGTTAAAGCTATCCGAAAAAGAGCGTCAAAAAGCAGAGTTGAGATGTAAACTTGTGATCGCTTATCAGAAGCGTCCGCAGGGTATGAGCATCGATGCTTTTATGGATGAGCTCTCTATCGACTTTGAGTCGATAAACGTCACTAAAGCGAAGATCAACCGATGGATGGGTGAGTATAAAAAGGCTATCCGAGATAAACGTAATGTAATCGTTGCGCTGGCGGATAGTCGCGGTAGACCGAAAGGGATTACCAAGCTTACCCAAGAGATGAAAGATATGATCATTCGCTATGTACTGCGCCGTGATGTTCATCTTAACGGAGCCGGTATATATGCGAATCTGCAGCATGCATTCGGAACATCACTACCGAGCTACAACACCGTCGATCGCTTCATTACTAAATGGAAAGAAGAAAACTCACTTATATGGGAAATGCGTGTCAATCCTGACCGTGCTAAATCGCACTTTATGCCTGCCTTTGGTGACATGAGCGAAAAAGCAAAATGGAAGAACCACGTATGGGAACTGGACGGTACCGTCGCCGACGTTGTCACTAATGACGGACGTCGATGGCTGATCGTCGGAGCGATCGATGTCTACAGCCGAAGAGTGGTGATGAGCTTGGAAGAATCGAATACGTCCTACGCCCTCGCCCGTAATATCCGCAAAGCTATCCTAAAACTCGGTATCCCTGATCAAGTGGTAACCGATAACGGAAAAGACTATACCTCGAATCATTTTGCATCGGTGTGTTTCTCGCTCGGTGTTGAGCAGGTAATTGTTCCTCCGTTCTCCGGAGATCGTAAGCCGCACATCGAGAGGTTCTTCGGGACGATGGCGCGGGAGCTGTTCCGTGAGATCGAAGGGTTCTGTGGTCACTCGGTATCGGAGCGTCAAGCTATACAGGCGGGGTTATCGTTTCAACAACGCCAAGAGAGCATCGCACGATGGAAAGCGAAGTCATATAGTGAAGACTCATTCGCCAAGCTCTTCGCCAAAAAGAAAGATTATGCCGGACTGTCGATCGAAGTACCGTTATCTCCGGAGGAGTTATCGGGATGGGTTGATCGGTGGGTGGATGCGATCTATGAGCAGCGTAAGCATAACTCACTGAGCATCAGCCCGATGGCGAAATGGCAAAACGACTTCACACCTGCTAAAACAGTGGGTAATCATCGAACACTCGATTACCTATTAGGTCAAACGCATGTACGAACCGTCGGAAAGAAAGGGATTATCGTCCGAAAGGATGGTCAAGAAGCGCACTATTCAGCGGTCGAGCTGTTTGCAATGGTGGGTGATAAGGTGGTCACTATCGAGCCGGATGAGATGGGAGAGTTGCTGATCTATACAACCGATCATCAGTTCGTATGTGTCGCGGAAGATCCTGCGCTCAAAGGACAGTCACGTGAGAAACACGCATCGGCTACCAAAGAGTTCAAGAAGAACGCGCGAGCGATCGACAAACTGGTTCGCTCTCAAGGAGAGCTTGCTAAAACACTCAGCGATCCGCTTATCACTGACCGTATTATTGCCGCTGAAGCTCAGATGGGAATCACGGTACCTGAGTTCAGAACAATCAAAGACACCATCGCCGTATCTGCAGCGCATGAAGCGGCTAAGTCTCAAGATGAACCTAAAACCAATTCAACCCGAAAATGGGAGACGATGTACGATCGCTTCCTCGACAAAATGCTCACTAAAACGTGGGATGAAAAAGATACGGCTCTATCTGAAAAATATCCGGATCTATATGAAATGGCACTTGCTGAAGTTGAAAGAAAGAAAAAAGCTTCATGAAGGTTTGATCTGTTCCCGATGGGGGACATAATCAAGCGTTTAAGTTTTTGATAGGAGTTAAACGCTCAATTAATTTAGAAAGGAGACCCTTTGAAAGAGTCTTTTATTAAAACGAAGAATTATACACGATTGTTAGAGTCTTTTACAAGACTTGAAAAACTTCCTACATCTGCACCGCGCATGGGGCTTGCATTTGGTAACTTCGGATTGGGTAAAACCGTTTCATTGGAGCGGATCGCCGCGCAAAAAAACGCCATCTTACTCAGAGCTGCTCAAACATGGAGCAAAAAAAGCGTTTTAGAAAAGCTATGTTTTGAATTGGGTCTCGATATTGCCGGAGGTAGTAGTCGGATGTATGAACGCATCCTAGATGAGCTTCGACGAGAAGATCGGATCATTATTGTGGATGAAATAGATGCACTGCTACGAAGCGATAAAACCTCCGTTTTAGAGTTATTTCGCGATATCCATGATGAGACAAGTACGGTGCTCTATATGATCGGAATGGAAGAGGCAGATGCAAAGCTCCAACGCCATCGCCACTACTATAGCCGTGTCGTAGAGTTTGTGAAATTCGAGCGTATCGGTCGAGCTGATATCGAAGCATATTGTGAACTCTCCGAAGTCAAGATTGAAGATGATCTAATCGATCATTTTGTAGCGTACTTTCCAAACTTGAGACAGATCAAAGTATTGATCCTACGGATTGAGAACGCTTGTGAAATCAATAATGTCGAGAGTGTCAATTTGAAAAAATTTGAAGAGCTTGGAGTAGCGCATGGCATTAAAAAAGAATCGTCCGCGTCCAAGCACTAAGCAAAAAGTATGGGATTTCATGCGGCGTAATCGAGCGTTTCGTGCCGGTGATGTGATGATGATCCTCGATGTAGATAAACACTTCTTGATGCCTATATTTCGTGCGTTGGAGTTGGCAGGTTATTTAGAACTAGAAAGCGGATCGGAAACATTTAACGACCGACACTACAAGCTGCTCAAGAACACAGGTATCCGATCCCCGTCTGTACTCAAAAAACCGTGCGACATTGTACGAGACCTCAATACAGGTGAGGAGTTGATTTTAGACGGTAAGCATCCGGTACAGATTGCGGATAAACTCAAACTATTACACGCTATGAAATATGACTGCATGTATCGGGAACGGATCGCGGTTATTGCTGACATTCATTTATATTCTGCAAAAACCATCCGCTATCTTGAAGAGTTCACCGAACTGGAGATCATGCAGAGAAAGCCACGATCAAACTGTAGCGATCGGAGAATGTTCACTATCCATCACGACAAACGAGAAGCACTCATCCGAGAGCTTGAGGACAAAGGAAGCGTATGAGCGATATGGAGTTATTACAACTAGCATATGAGCATGAGGGTAGCTATCGAAAGATGGCAGAAACGACGGAAAAATCAGCGGCAACATGGCAGACGCTGCACATGGGGAAGTATAAACATAACCCCGAAAAGCTTTTCAAGCTGATCCGTGAAAAGTACGGGCATCTTGAGAGTGAACTGGTGCAGTGTCCAGCTATAGGTGATATTCATCCGGACGTATGTCGAAAGTATGCCGATGCAGCGCATGAGGGCAGAAATCTAAGCGATCGCATTTACTCGTTCGTTCGTAAACATTGTGAGACGTGTCCAAGGGGGAAACGATGAGCCAAGTCTATATTTGGAAAAAGGGAAAGGTACATACGGTGATCGGGTTGACGATGATGGCATTTGCGATCTTGATCGGAGTGATCTGTGATCTATCGGGAGTGGTGGGATGAATAAAGCTACTGAATTAACAGCCGAGCTAACTCGCAAAATCAATTCCAATGTATCACCGTATGAAATCATCAAGGATGCCGTTGTGCTGATTAATTTGCTGAATAGCAATCTACGGTTCGTATATCAAGTTAATGAGATGCTAATAGATCAAAGTAAAGCATGTATTGCGGATATTGATCCAAGAGTAATAGTTAAACATCAAGACATCGATCACCTCCTCGAAGCGATTGGAGCTGAACGGGTCGGTGAATGGTTCATGGGATTGGGGAGCAGATGAAAGAGGAAGAGATTAAAGAAGGTGACTTTGTATTTGCGGATGGGTTTAGAGGCAGAGTAATCCGCTTCCGTAAACTCCATGGTGAGACGTTAGTCGATATCGAAATAGGAGGTGTAATCAATCCATATCAGATGAAAGATATTAAACCTGAGTGAAGAGTGTTTCTCAAGAGCTACGACGGTAGCTCTGATGGAGGACTCCAATAAATATTAGGTGGTTCCGATGGGACTTAGAATAAAGAAAAAAGTGCGTGTCGCGGTAGCTACGCTATACGGCTTTGTATATTGGGAGAAAGTTATGGCAAAAGAAAAACGAAGTAAACCACAGGTTGAAACTCAAAAGATTACATCGCTGTCTGAAGCAAATGCTGTACTGCATAAGATTGCTGATTTAAAAGCAAATGTTCGTATCGGTCAAGCAGAAGCTGATATTGCAGTTAATGAGATTAAAGAGAAGCTTGCTGAGAGTACTCGCCCTATGCTTGAAGAGATCGAAGGTCTTGAAAAATCGCTTGCAATTTATAGCGAATACAATAAAGCAGAACTATTCAGCGATAAAAAGACAATCGAATTATCGTTCGGTCTTTTCGGGTACCGTCAGAGCACGAGTGTTTCTATCAAAAAGACAACACTTGAGCTATGCCAAAAGCATGGGTTCGATGATGCGATCACAATCAAACCGGTAGTAAACAAAGATGTAATGCGTACATGGAGTACGGAACGTCTAGCACTGGTCGATGCAACGCTGGTCGTTGAAGACAAGTTTTGGATTGAAACGAAAGAGAACGATCTCGAAGGAAGTGCGGCATGAGTGCCGTACCAATACCGGTATACACACCGATCATCCGTCGGGTCAAAAATGGATCGGTCACTTTTGATGAAAAAATCTATAGCCACGAAGCTCTTAGCCCACATAACGGAAGCGATGTGTTCTGTGACATGGAAGTCGATGTCGATACTGAGAAGTGCTGCTATCGAATCTATGATGCGTGGGAAAATGAGATCTGCGTGATCGAGCTGATTGAAGTAAAGAATATCGGGGAGGCGGCAAATGCCTAAAGATGAGAAAATTTGGATTCAAGACAACTACTACAACGGTTTTTTACGAGGGTGCTTAGGAAATGAGCTTATCGAAGAAACCCCATCAAAAACAGCACTTGAAAATGCCGGTTGTCAGATCAGTGCTTTGTGTTATCTGATCCTTCCTGATCAGAGTCAGCATAATCCTAGAACGATGAAGCCTAATGAGTTCCCAACATCGATCCGTAAATTGTTCGAGATTGAGGCTGCAAATTTTGATTTAGATGATGATGTGTTTGGAGAAAAAGCAGAAAGTGAAGAGACCTCATCTGTAGTGACTGATCCTAAAACGATCAGCGATATGTTGTCTGATGCAACTTCTAAAGTATGCGAGGAATGCAACCAACAAAAACCTATTGAAGCATTCGCAAAAATGAGAGGAAGAGGTGTACGGCGTCAGAGCGTATGCATCGAATGTCAAACAAAAGCCAAAGCACTTGCATCTCAAGTTAAACCTGATGTACATCCTCAACCTGCTTCCATCGAAGATGATATAAAAGATGTCGAAGCGGTTGAAGCTAATCCAATGGCAGTCGTATCTATTGACTACTTGAAAAAGATTGCAAATGAAGCTTTTAATCGAGGTAGAGAGTATGAGCGTAGCAATATCGATACGGTAGCTCCCTCACTCGATGAGTTACTTGAGATCGGAGCGTAATATGTGTACGTTCCTAAGAGTAGATGACATCATACGTCAAAAGCGACATGAGTTTAATTGTTCAATGCGCCAAGAGCAGATGATATCCGACGCTAATATCGAATCGCTACGGAAGATGAGAGCTGAGATTGAGGCGAAGATGAAAGGCGGTGGGTGATGGAGAATAAACAAGATCAATTTGTAAAACATGATCAGGGTAAAACACGATACGGTCTAATCCCTCCAAATGTTCTAAAAGCAGAAGCACAGGTTATGACCTTCGGAGCTGAAAAATACGGGGTAGATAACTGGAGAAAGTGCGATGATCTATCCCGCTATATTGATGCAACTATGCGGCACGTAGAAGCATACCGTTCCGGAGAGATCAATGATCCGGAGAGCGGATTTCCACATTTAGCACATGCACGTTGCTGTATGGCATTTTTGATGGAAATGGACGGTGTGTAATGGGTAAGTTAGAAGAACGCACAGTATCAGGCGGTGGAGTTCAATATTTCGGAGCAAAGCAAAAACACCCTGCGCTAAAAGAGTATAACGGTAAGAAAGTTTTCGTAGGAGCAACACTTGACGAAAACGGGAAAACGGTCATCGTAGTAACTACACCTCAATATGAGCCGGATTTAATTTGTGCTATGAGACAGGTATGACGTGGATTTAACAGCCTCCAGTGAGCTGGAGGCGATTGAATCAACTAAAAGGAAAATAATGAATAGATTTGATTTTTTAACAGAGCATACCGTCGATCTCGAAGAGGTGGATCGGATCGGGGATCGAGAATTTTATATTGAGAACTTTATCTCTGAGCGTGCGATCAATGTTTTATGGGCACCCGGAGGGGAAGGTAAAACTTGGCTTGTATTTGCACTCGCTAAATATTTTGCGCATATGGGAATACACTCTATCATCATCGACACTGACAACGGAGTTCAGCTCCTCAAAGACAGAGGCTACGATGTCATGCTTAAAGAATATAAAAATTGGATTCAATACATTAACGCTGACTCGATGGATAACCCGAGAGAAGATGTGCAAAAGATTCTAAAACAGATGCATGCATCAGCTGAAGGCAATTTTTATGAAAAAACAGTTGTCTTTATGGACTCTCTGAAATTCTTCCTCGGTGGAGGTGTTTACGATGAGACCAAGCTTTATAACTTTTTCGTAGGGTGTAAGAAGATTCGTCGAGCAGGCGGTACGGTGATTGCACTAAACCACGCTTTAAAAAAAGGCGGAGTTATGAAAGGCGGAGCAACGATCACCGATTCAGGAGATGAAGTATGGGGTTTTAAAAACCTATTCGAGAACGATGATGAGTTGCACTGTATGCTCACCCCTGCAAAGAATCGTATCGGTACCAAAGAGGTAGCATTTACGATCATGACAAAAACACTGGATTTACTCCCGCTTGATCCTGTAGTGGCTTCGATGTGTGAGGAAGAGCGTGCGTTTGTAAAGAGTGTACAAGCGTTGTTAGAGAAAGATGTAATGATGCAAGGTGACATACTAGAAGCAGTGGGATCATACAAGGCCGATAAGACTCGGCTAGGATGGTTAGAGAAGCATGATAAGCGATATTGGATCATCTCAAAAAAAGGTAGATCGAAACAATACGAAAAAATAGCTACAACTAAAGAAACTTTACAACAATAGCCACGAAGCCCTAAAAATAGGTGTTTTAAAAGTTGTAAAAGGTTTGGTTGTAAAGTTGTCTAAGTTGTACATAGGAAAGGAGACCCCATGACCCCGAATCAAAAAGCATATCATGCCCAGCTCGTCACTAAAATACATTTAACCCCAATGTACCAAACCATCTATAAAAATGATCGTGATCTGTATGAATCGTTCCTCATCAACTCATACGGAGTCGATAGCTCAAAGAAGCTCTCCATCACTGAGCTGAACAACCTGATCGATTATTTCAGCGGTAAAACAAAAACGATCCGTCAAGACCCAAAAGGGAGACCTACTGTAAAAGGGATGGTAACCGATGCCCAAATCGCCAAGATTGAGACGATGTGGCAGATCGTAGGTCGTGATAAAAGCGACGCAGCTCTGCGTAACTTCATCAAACGCCAAACGGGAGAGTTCCCGCTCCATCTTAAAAAGCTGACACAGAAAGAAGCGACAGGGGTTATCGTTGCGCTGGAAAAAATGGCGGACAACAGCGGAGGTGCGGCATGAGAGATTTATCGTGGATGGAGGGGATCGATATTGAACCATTTTTAGATGGGGATATGGCGACTGTTTACGGGGCGTGCGGTGAAGCGACTCTTATGAGTTTGTGGAGCGGTGTTCCATCGATGACACTCTACGTCAGCACCAAAGCGATCAATGAGGCAAAGCGTGTTTACATACAGCGTCACTTCAATGGAAAGAATGGAAAGGATTTAGCGTTGTTTCTCGAAGTAAGTGAGAAGTTTGTCCAAGAGACATTAAGTAGACCTATTATCAGACAACAGCCGAAGCTGTTTTAGATTACTATACTAATCTTTTGGCTCAAGCTCATTATATTTTTCTATAAATCCTATCCTAGACATATAAAAATCAACAGCAGCTTCTTTAGGATCAGGAATAGATTTAACCTGTTCTAATGCCCACTCACCTGCGAATTTTTCCAAATCTTCTTTTGTGATTTCATGATAAAGACTCATTAATACCTTCTTTTTTTAAATGACTATCATTGTACCAAAATCAAATCCATCTGTTTAACTTTTTTACAAAGTTAAACGCCCTCCACTATCCTCCGCTCCAAATAATTCAGAATCTGCAACCGCACACTCCCTTTTAATACCCCATTATCATCTATCGGCAAAATCTTACGAGACGGAATCTTCACTTTTCTACCTCTTCCTGCCATCCCCCCAAAATGTTGAATAGCCGCATACGCTACATTAGACCCTACTGTGACACTGTGCGCTGTAGCCTCATATACGAATGATCCTCTGAGCCGTCCTGATGTCTGTAAAATCTTTTTATCCGACATATAGCGTTCAAACCCTCTCGTTACCCGTCCGTCTTGTTTATGGGTGTGTGAGCTGTTTTTACCCATACCGGTATATCCAAGCCGTAGCGTTGTACGACTGAGCTGTACCCACTTAGGACGTCCTTGATCGTCAAACGTCTCATCGATCTCATTGGTAAGCATGTTTCCGATTTCGGACATGATCGGGTGCATATTGCCGATACGATGCTGGAGGATATTAAAGCTGTTTTGAACATCATCGATGCCTATCACTTCAACTGACATGATCTCTCCTTGACGCGGTATAAATTTTGATGTAGAATTGGATTGTAAGATGACGGTGTACGCCAGAGGTAGAGCGGACTTGAGCGATCAAGTTGTTGTCGCAAGGAATCGAAGCCTGCCGCCGTCATTGAATGACCTCATACCCTGTTGGGATCTCTTTTAAAATACTCCCCGTTACGATCTGATTTTTAACCCCGCTCTTACTCACATAATTTACTTCAACAATAATCTTCCCAAGCTTTACATTGTCAAACACATAGAGAACGTTCTTTTTATCCTTGTCCCAAAGAATGGAGCTCGGAGCATTCAGATGATCGGCTATATCAAAAATATCCGTTTCATCCAAAGCGATACCGCTCTCTTTTTTAACATGGCGCAACATGTGCGTGAGTGCTTTTTTACTGAGCCAAATATGAGGAGAATCGGGGACGATCTCCTTTGTCTGTAAAAAGGTCAGTACATCAGCAGTGAGTACTCCGGCGATTACTTCATTGACCGGATAGGTCTTGTCTGCTAAGGTAGCCTTTGCCCAGTTGATATAAGCCTCACGATCTACCAAGCTATTGATCGTCTCTAGCGCATGAGAAACCGGGAAAGGACTCTTGAGCGTTTTTCGATAAAGGAGATTTTCTTTTTCGATCCGCGCTCCGGCTCCGACATCATAAGCCCAATCAGGTGATGCGATATTTTCAGGATCGATGGTTGATACTTTGTATCCCATCGCCTCTATTGCGGCGAGGCTATAGGCACGTACTTTACAACGACAGTTCCAAGCATTAGGCGGATAGTTGATTCTCCACCACGGATGATCTCGGTGTAAAATAGTCATGTGTTTAGCTGCATGTTTCGGACGTGATCTGCTATCAAGTATGGCGATATAACACCAATAGACCGCTTCCTCTAAACTCATCATCTGCTTGTAGCGTCCGACGCTGTAGCTCACTCGCATATTGGTATCGAAGATCGTGCGAAGTCGGCGTGATCCGACATAGATGTCGCGTGCTTCTTTCGTCACCGGATCAGTGACGGTCGTCTTACCCCACCATCCGTACTTTTTCAATGTTGGAGCAAGATCTTTTTTCCAAGCCTCAAACGGAATACCGTCTCGTTGTGATTTGATGATGCTTTGATGGATGTCGGATAGGAGATCTAGGTTGGTAATCTTGGCAACGGTAAAAGAGGTGTGATGTGCTTCATGCATAACCTCTTCATAGTTGAATCCGAGTTTTAGCTTCTTTTGCTCAAGATATGCGATCGCATCTTTGGGCGGAAGATTAAAATCAAAGCTGATCGGCGGCAATCTCGGCTCCTCCGAGAATTATACTGTTGGCAGTGAGTCTATCAATAGTATTTTGCAGTGATGGAAGTTCAAAGGTCGGATAAATTGCGAGGATCGCATCCATAGCCTCCTCATAGGTCGATGCACGATCCAACACCCCTAAAATTGTGGAGAGTATCTCCTGCTCTGAGCTTTGCGCATTGATAGCTTTATACTGCTCATCCAATGCGTCAGCGGGTTTTGGTGAGGGTGGAGTTTCCGAGAAGTTCTGAACGCTCACAGGAGTATTAGGCTTTGATGTTTCAACGACTTCGATATCTCCCTCTTCAAACCCATACGCTTTCATGTAATAGTTCTTCGTGAACTTAATACCGGTCTTCGTCAATATCTCATCGCGTTCTGCCAGAGCCTTATCTACATCTTCTTCTTCATACAGAGTAAAAGTCGGAGGAGTTCCGCTGAAGTTAAGTTCCCATATCCAACCGATCAGAGTATTGATCGTATCTTCGACGAGATGTTTATCCTCAGTAATAAGATCACTGCGAACCTCTTGATGGGTTTGACTCGCGGCATAACTTCCCGATTTCCCCATTTCAGTCGTGAGTGTTTGACCCAATACCGCTTTGGAAATCTCCGAGTTAAAGAATGTCGCCATCTTCTCATATACATCTGCGCTCGATGCTTTGCCTGAGGCTTCTTTGATCTCAACACTGGAATCATCAGGGATAACGGCGATAGCATCTTGAACCATAACCTCAAGCTGATCAGCAAGTGCGTCCGACTCTTTTTTATCCGAACCGCGAGGAGTCTTTCCGATCAGAAACGGCATCCCGTATTTTTCGGCAAACGTTACCCAAAACTTGATACCGCCCTTTTTAAAGACAACTGGCCAGAAACATCGGGATAGAATTTTTTCCCCATAAGGGTTTTCATACGAAGCTTGGTTCCGTGCTACCAAAAACTTATACGGTGGTACCGCTTCGCCTTGAGGGGCTTTTTTCGTTTTGAGAAGCAGCTCTCCGGAGGGATCGAATGCAAACCACTCTTTGGGTTTAGAGACAACTTTGAGCGGGAGGATCAGTCCGTCACGATGTTCCCATACAATCTCCATAACCGCATACCCGTAAAACGGAGCATCAAGGATTGATCCCATAAGGTCGAACGGTTTGATCTTGGTTTTGAAGAGATCCTCGATTATTTTGCTTTGGCGTGTCTTGGCACTCCCGCGATCAATAGCCCACTCTTGAGAGCGTACACCGGATCGACGTGATCCCATAACGGAGAATAGATGGCTATCACTTGTCAGCTCTTTATATACGCTGATCATCTTGCCTTGTTTTCTGAGTACAGGATCGGGATCGGGTAGTATTTTTAGAAATGAAGTGAATCCGCTCACGTTTTGATGGATTGCCAGCTCATTTAAAAGATCATTAGTATTTTTGCCTGCCATGTTATCTCCTATTCGTTGTCTAATGTGTTTAACACCCGTTTAACTCGCACGAAAACATTTTTTCCGTATCAATACTCGTTTTGAAATAAAAAACGTTTCTAGGGGCATTTATGACGTTCATTAGTCATACCCTTTCATCATATTGCTCGATTGTCTCCGTGCTCGTGATGCGACGTGGATCTCTCCTGATCCGTTTCCGGCAGCATGAATTGATAGTGCTTTGGCGATTCCACGGTCACCGTGTCCATCGGTATTGTTTTTCTCAACATCGAATCGGACGTTTCCGGCAGTGGTGGTTATTTTTCTAAAGGAGTGAAAGTCACCTCGTACGTCTTTGTCGGCGGGAATAGTAACTGTGCTATCTTCCATGCGCTCTAGGAGTGTGTGCATAAGTTCTGATTTCACACTCGGAGTAAAAGTGATTGCTTCGACTCTCGAGCTTCCGAATTGATCCTGAGCATTTTCAGCTAACTGCATTCCTAGACCTGTTGCATCTAAACAAGCCCGTCTCATATTGGGGAGACCTAAATGTCGATAGAGGATTTCTTCTTGTTTTTTAAAGGGTGTTTTTTCCATTGTAATGACGCGTAAGGTCTCTAAGACATTCCCGACTTTACGATCAAGCCAAAGGACTGATAAGTCTTTTTTACGACCGACGTCATATCCGAGATAGAGTTCACCCTCTGAGGTGTCGATTGAATATCCCGGCTTTGTGAGAGTAGTGATCGTCCATTTCTTACCCTTATGAATGCCGGTATCGGTATCGGTGACAAATACCTCCTGCTCACATGAGTGGATCAGATCATAAGAGAGAAAAGCAGTTGATTCATCAACGGGGGTACACATATACTCTTGTTGCCATGTATCCTCATCCCCGACGTTTGCACGTTCTTCATCGAGCCATGCCTTACGCTCTTCTTTGGTGAGCACTCGCCCCATGATCTTATCAGCTAGACCCTCTTCAACTGCAAGCTCGATACTGGTCGTATGCAGTGACCAGTTGAGTATTTTCTTTTTAACATCTTCGACGAATTTAAAGTATTTATTACCTTTGCCGTTATACGTCGATAGGATACGAAGAGGGAATCCCCAAGTGATCGCCGGACGTGCCGCTTTCCACATTGCATCCTGATCCTTATGGAATGCATACTCATCTAATACGACCTTTCCGCCTTTGGATCGGAATTGTGTCGGATTGGATGAAAGTGCATTGATCCGGGTACCGTTAGCAAACTGAATAGAGAATGATTTGATGTCTTTATCGCTGTCAATGACAATCTCACCAAGATCTTTAAACGCGATATTAAGAACCTTCGCCCACTGTGCGCAATAGAGGATATATTCACGTGCTGCCGTTTCATCGGCGGAGGAGAACCAAACGGCAGGGACAGTTTTAGCCGCACAGTCACGTACATCTTCATAGGATTGAATATAGGTTGCACCGACGCGGCGAGATTTCTCCCAAATTTTGATACGACTTTTATCATCGAGCCAGCGTAACTGATAAGGTAAGAAATATTTTTTGATATTCATCGGATACCGAGCTCTTCTTCGATTAAGCGCATTGTTTCTTCAGTGATTCCGCCTGAGCCTTTTTTCTCATCTTCTTTTTCTTTACGAGCGATGATCTCTTCATAGTCTTTTGTTTTAATCAGCATAGGAAGCATTTTTGTGAGAGCAAAGAATCTTCCCGGTGAGACTTCTTTACCTGCCTCCATATCCGCGTTTATACTCTGCATCAGTTTACGAGAAAAGTCATAGAGCTCTTCATGGAACGCTTGCTTACCTGCTAGATGTCTGCGGCGTTTATTGTCCCAATCGCCCTCTTCTTTCCAGTTCGCAACGGTCTTCTCATGAATACCAAGCCGTGAAGCAATCTCACCTAATGTACAGTGATCAATAACATAGAGCCGCTCCGCATCAGCGAAAAGAAGTTGTTTTTTAGCCAAGGTCTTTCTCCAACCGTTCTAATTCAGAACTAAGAGATTTAAGAGAAATGATGCATTCATCGAGGAGGTTTGATGCAGTACGAATCTGACCGGATTTTATACGGCTCATATCGTTTTCGTAAGGGTCGGCAAAGGTACGGATTTGGATAATAAGACCGGATGCTTCGAGTTCTTTTTCAGCAATATTGCTTTTAAGTTCAGCAATACGACCTTTGGCTTTTAGGATTTCATTTCTCATGGTTTTATATCTCCTCGGATAACAGGGCATTGATGGTGAGTGTCGATTTTGTGTTCTACGCGGGCGATGATGGCCGCATGATGTTGATTGGTTTCAAGAAGGTCTTTTAGGAGTTCGTAACTGCGCTCTTCGCGCTTGCTTTGCTCATCCATAATACGATTAAATGCATCTAGCTGCATTTGAAAATTACGCTGATCTTTACCCGATTGTTCCTCGATAGTTCTTTTGATTGTCTCAGCCATAGTTTGACTAGTTGTTGTCAAGCTCTTATTAACTAAGAACCATGCTACAAAGAATAACCCCCCGATCCCGACAACACTCACGAGCAGTTTTATTAATTCGACGTCTCCCACGCACATCCTTTTTTTTAAATGTCGTAATTGTCGCCTCATGGAGCGGAAGTGTCTATCTGAATAGTTTTTGGAAGTTTTTAGTGAAGCGATTACGGAGCGGTTATTCTATTTTAGGGGGTGTCATGAGTTCTACAATGCGACTGTCAAAATCGAATTAGAAGGAGAAATGATGGAACACTGGATGGAGTTATTTCGAGCCGGTACTCATACTGATTCTTCAGGAAATACGCAAACATGGACAGAGCAGGATCTCGACACGATTGTCGCCAAGTATGATCCATCTATCCATGAAGCACCTGCAGTTATCGGTCACCCGAAAGACAATGCTCCAGCATACGCATGGGTTGAAGGACTCAAACGTGAGGGAGGAATTCTTCTAGGTAAATTCAAACAAGTACTCCCTGAGTTTGCAGAGGGGGTTAAAAGCGGTTTATGGAAAAAACGCTCAATCGCTCTTTATCCTGATAAGACCCTTCGTCATGTCGGTTTTTTAGGTGCACAGCCTCCGGCAATCAAAGGTCTCAAAGAGATCGCTTTTGCCTCCGGTGAAGAGTGTATCACGATCGAATTTAGCGAAAGCACTGAAGGGGGTGATGATAAAGATGAGAAGATCAAAGCATTACAAGCGCAGCTCGAAGCGTCACAGCAAAATGAAGCGGCACTTGAGACTAAGTTCTCTGAAGCGACAACTACTGCACTTATGCAAGAAGAAGCTCGCAAAAAGCTCGAATCCGAACTCGATGCCATCCGAAATGAAACACGCTCCAAAGAGCGAGAAGTTTTCATCGATATGCTCATATCCCAAGGAAAGCTTACTCCGGCGATGCGTCAGATGGCTATTGATGTTGTTTCGATCTGTGACTCAGTAGGCATGTACACGTTTTCCGAGGGTGATATCCCTGCAACCAAAAAAGTTGAATCGTTCCTATCGGCACTTCCTGTGGTTGTTACGTTTGGAGAGATGGATAATCCGGATAGTAATGTCAACTTAGACTTTACTGATCCAAAGGTGATCGCAGCTAAAGCGATCGAATTTCAAGAGAGTAAAGCTAAAGATGGTATCACCATTTCTACCGCTCAAGCTGTAGCTCATACCATGAAAGGAGCCTCTAATGGCTAGACCCGATCTTATTATCAGTTTTATAGCTGGTGCTGCAATCGCAGCTCATCGTATCGTTGTTTTTGGAGTAGATGACAATACCGTTGTTACTGCATCTGCAGCAACCGGTTCTCTAATAGGTGTTTCTGATCTAGGTGCAGATGCAGCAGGTGATCGTCTTGACATCATCATGGATGATATTGCAGACGTTGAATATGGCGGTACCGTAACTCGCGGAGACCCTATTACCTCAGATGCAAATGGAAAAGCCATCACGGCTACAGTTGCGGGAAGTCGTGTAATCGGATTTGCTATGGTATCCGGTGTTGTCGGTGATATTGGATCGATCAATATCACTCCATTTAAATTTTAATAAGGATTCACTATGGGACAAAAATTTCCTTTTGTTATTACACCTGAGTTGACTGCGATTGCGATCGCTTATCGAAATAAAGCCATGATTGCTGACATGGTACTACCACGTATTCCAGTTGGAACACGTTCGTTTAAATACATGGCTTATCCAATCGGTGAGAGCTTTACCGTTCCTGATACAAAGGTTGGACGTAAATCTAAACCGAATCAGGTGGAATTTTCTGCTACTGAGCAAACAGCATCCGTAGATGATTATGCACTCGATGATGCAATTCCGAATGATGATATTGAAACAGCACCGGCGAACTATGATCCAAAAGGTAATTCGATTATGCAGATCACTAACCTGATCGAACTGGATCGTGAAGTACGTGCTGCTAATCTTGTATTTAACGCTGCAAACTATGCAGCTAGTAACAAGATCACTCTATCCGGGTCAAGTCAGTTTTCAGATCCGACATCTGATCCGATCAAGATCATCATGGATGCCCTCGATTCAATGGTAATGCGCCCGAATGTTATGACTATCGGACGAGCTGCATTCAGCGCACTTATCCGCCATCCAAAAATCGTTAAAGCAGTTCTTGGAAATGCTGGAGATAGCGGTATTGCACGTCGTGAAGATATTGCAGCTCTTTTCGAGCTTCAAGATATCGCAGTTGGAGAGAGTTTCATCAATACAGCACGTAAAGGTCAATCCATAAATATGCAGCGCGTATGGGGTAAACATATCTCATTGATCTACCGTGATCAACTTGCTGATTCAAAATCAGGAACAACATTCGGGTTTACTGCACAATATGGAGACCGTGTAGGGATGGAATCACCTGATGCGGATATCGGTATGCGCGGCGGTATTATGGTTCGTACAGGTGAATCGGTAAAAGAGCTTATTACTGCTCCTGATCTTGGATATTTCATCCAAAACGTTATTGCGTAAGGAGGGTATGATGAAAGCAACAATGCTACTACTCGCACTTACCCCGATCTTGCATGACGGTATTACGTATGCTCCGGATAGTAATAATGAAACATTCGAGTGCGGTGAAAAAGAAGCAGCAGCCCTAATTGATTCAGGTGCTGCCAAACAATGCGATGATGCAATGCTCAATTTGCTTCTTGCTGCCAAACAATCGAATGATGATCCGCTCATGAAAAAAACAATCGAAGAGCTTAAAACACTAGCTCAAGAGCGTAACGTTGTAATTCCTGATGGCGTTAAGCTCAAAGCGGACATCGTTGCGTTCCTAAACTCTGATGAAGGGCAAGGTAAAGCGTAATGTACTGCACCCTCAGTGATATTACCTCGACGATCACGCTTGACGATGTGTTACAGCTCACCGACGATAACGATACCGGCTTAGTCGATACCGCTAAAGTCGATGAGGCTATAGCAAAAGCGGACGGATTGATCTCGGCGTTTATCGGGGGTGCAACACTGGACACTGTGCCTGAGCTGATCCGACAGATCAGCGTCGAACTCTCTATCTATCATTTGTATAAACGTCGCTTTGCCGCGAATATGCCTGAGTCTATCGAGCGAGGGTATACCCATGCAATGGATCTGCTCAAACAGATCCAAAGCGGGAAACTCTCAATCGGCGTAGAAGCTACGGAGCAAACCGCACCGGATCGACATTACAAAACGAATAAGACATCCTCTGATCGGATGTTTAGCAAATCAAGATTGGACGGATACTGATGCTGATCGGTAATGCTAAAGCAAGAATTTTAGACGCTCTGATCGGGATGGATATTGACTGCATCGATGATGCAAAAACGATTCGACCGGAGGGGTTGCTTCTCTCTTTTGAGGGAACGAACAATAGTGGTTTTAATCCTGAAGAGTTTATGTTCGGGCTTTATATCTCTAAAAAGATTCTCAACAAAAAGACTCAAAGTATTTATGCTGAGATCGACTCTATATGCGAAAAGATATTGGAGTACTCCGTTTCTATGGATAACGAAGATGCAATAAAAGTGCGATCGGTCACTCCCGTATCGTTCGAGAACGGAATACTCGAATACCGTATCGGTATTACCGTCAAATAAGGAGAAATATTATGGCTAAAAAAAGAGTTATGGTTACCGCTAATACGGAAATCGAATATGAAAACGAAAAGCACAATAAACAATCCAAACCATTCGAGATGGACGAAGAAACTGCGAACGCTTTAAGTGCAAAAGGGATCATTAAAAAAGTTGCGGATACAACCGCCAAACTAAAAATAACTACAACTGAAACAAAGGAGTAGATGATGGCAGATTTAAAAGATATTTACGCAGCCGGCGGAAAGCTGTTTTATGACGAAGCCGGTGTATGGGTCAAGATTGGTCTAGTCCAAGATTTCAAACTAAAAATTGATACCGGTACTGAAGAAGTTATGGACTATGAAGGTGCTGTCGGACAAACGTTCGATGAGATCATCAATAAAATGGATTTCTCCATCTCATTCAAATCCAAACAGGTCAATGCACTTACATTGCAAAAAATGTTTATGACAACACTTGAGACCGCGCAACCGAATCCGGTTACAGATGGCATCGTTGGTGCGACAACCGTATCTATCATGGAGATCGGAGCCGGTACTCAGTGGGTTGGGAAAATGAAGTTTGAGAGTAATAATAATCGCGGTCAGGAACTGCTTGTACTACTCAATAAAGTCAGTCTAAAACCTCAAGGTGAACTAGCACTGCTCGGAAGCACTGTAGCAGAAATGGATTTCACCGGAAAAGCCGGAAAAGATGTAAACGGTAAAGTCGGACAAATCATCCGAAAAGAAACGTAAGGGATAGCGCATGATGACACAACATAAGATCTATATTAATATCGACGGAGAAAGCTTCGAAGTTACTGTTTCAAAAATGACTCCTGAGCAGCTTGAGACGCATAACCAAAAGTTTAAAGATTTGGGGATTATGTGTGTAGAGCATGATGATCGCTTTGAGCGGATGAAACGGCTTAAAGATAAATATGAGCTCAACAAAGAGCTTGGCAAAGCATCTGAATCACTCAAAGCTTTGAATGAGTTGGAACTGTTGGAAGCAACACTACCAAAATCTTATACGTCTGCGGCAGATGTTTTCAAAATGCTCGAAGAGGCAAGTCAATCGCGCTTCTTATTTACAGTATCCGGCAAAGACAAAACTCGTCTTCGTACAACAATCGAAACAAAGCGGATCTCTTTCCAAAAGATTAACTCTTTAATCGATAAAAAAGTTGAAGAGGCTGAAGCGGGAAAGTAGAAAAGCTCCTCCAGTGGATACGAGAGCAAAAAGCCACCGGAGAAGTTTGGGGAGCTGTTGAGCTCTCTGAGGATGAGCGTGAAATCACATCCCTATTCTCATTGGCACAAACGATTCAGGTCTTGGGTAATGGTCATGCTCTATACAGCATCGATTTCAATGTCGTAGATAAATGGTGCATTAAAAGCGGTGATGAAAGCATCGAAGTTTTTTCACTGCTCAAGGAAATGGCACACGAAGCCAATAAACGTTCATAGGGGATAGATTATGTCGAACAAACTTGAAATAGTCATCAATACCTCTGCGAACGTCGATGGTATTAAAAAAGCCTCATCAACACTCAATGATCTAGAGCACGCTACTGTAGGTGCATCAAAAACTACTGATACTCTTACCTCATCAATATCTTCACTTAAAACATTAATAGCAGGTTATAGTATCAAAACGCTTATTGATGAGTATATTGGGCAAGCTGATAGTATGAAGCTATTAGATGCAAGACTAAAACTTACTTCTGCTTCAATGATCGAGTATCATTCACAACAAAAAGAATTATTGCAGATCGCTAAAGAAACACATTCTTCTCTTCAAGATGAAACGAACTTATATGTGAAGTTAAACGTCCCATTAAAAGCACTACATGCTACAACTATGCAAGTTAATGCAGTTACTGAGTCGTTTACTAAAGGTCTTAAAATTGGAGGTGCTGCTACAACTGAAGCCTCCAGTGCTACACTTCAATTCGCTCAAGCAATGGCTTCCGGTGTTCTACGCGGTGATGAATTCAACTCAATAGCCGAGAATTCTCCTAAGCTTATGGAATATATGGCTAAGGGAATGGGTGTACCACAAACAGCACTTAGACAAATGGCTGAAAATGGGGAATTATCAGCTGGAAGAGTTGCTAATGCACTTTTAAAAATGACTAATCAGATTGATTCTGATTTTAAACAAATGCCAGTAACCGTAGATCAGTCATTGACAGATTTGAAAACGAATATATCAGTTGCAATATCCGAGTTTGATAAGGTTCATGGAGTAACAGCCTCAATCGCATCAGGAATTGACTCATTCTCAAAATCAATAGCTAATATTGATTCATCCGGGATTGATAAAATTGCCCAGTCCGTCGAAGTACTTGCCGTCACATACGGGGTTATGGCTACTGCATCAAAATCGGCTCTACTTGTAGAAGAGTTATATTCAAAGTCAAAAGCCATTAGTACTGCTTCAACTGCTTCATATACTGCAGTTATTGAAGCTGAAACAAAAGCACAGCAAATGGGTTCCTATGCCCAGACGATCAGAGCAGCAGCAGATAAAGCAGCAGTAGAAGCAAAAATATCTGGTCTTGTTATAGCTGAAAAACATGCTCAAATGCTTGAAAAAGAAGCTACTGCAGCTGAAGCATCCGCTCTGGCACAAACAAAAAATGCTTATGCAATGCGAGAAGCTGGAATAGCTTCAGGGTTAATGGGTACTGCTATGAAAGCAGTACCTTTTTTAGCGGTAGCAGGTACTGTTGCTATACTTATAGCTTCATTTTTTGATGCAAAAAGTAAGAGTGATGATTTAAATAATAGTATCAATGCTACTGCGGAATCATTATCAAATTTAACTAAAGCACAATTAGAAAATAAGCGTATTAATTTGGCTTCAGAATCACAAGATCTAAGCCTCCAAATTTCTAAACTAAAACAACAATATGGTGCAAAAAATGGACGCACTAATGAACAACAATCAGAAATAGATGACTTAGAATCATCATATAAACAACTTGGCGGGGCTATGAAGCTTGTTGCTGATGCACAAACGAATATCCGAGATCATGTTACAAAAACTAAGCAAACATTAAAAGATAGTCCTCTCCCTGAAACGTTGAGTGCATCAGCTATTCAAAAAGCTGAAGCTGCTGCTAAAAAAGCGGCAACTGATGCCGAGAATTTAAAACAAGCCTATTTATCCATCAATAAAGATATTGCTGGGTTCACGGGTAATGAGCATGATAAAGCAATCGCCAATATCAATGATCAAGCTGAAAAATACCGTAAATCAAAAGTAGATGAAGTAAAGATCGGAGAACTAACATCAGCTGCTATGACCGCTCTATATCAAAAAGAGAATGAAGAGCGAAATAAAATGCTCATCGACCACTACTCTACCGTTGGGGATGATGATGCAGCATACTATATCGGTCTTGCTCAACAAATCGATGATATGGTTAAAAAAGGTACTGCTTCATACGATGAGATCAATACTTTCAGAGAAGACAGTGATCGTAAATATTTAGAGAAAAAAGCGAAAGCGGAGTTCGATTCGGATCAAGCTTCATATGATGCTCAGGTCAAATATATCGAAGAACAGCGTAGTGCATTAGTTGATTATTATACTACCTCAGGGAACTTATCCGACGCTTTTTATATCACTGAATCAGACAAAATACAAAAGCTTGCGGAGACAGGCATTTTATCAAATGAGCAGTTAGTAGCCGTATGGGATAAAGACTTCGCACATATGCAAGATTCTACCATAAAGTTAAATACAGTCTTTGAAGATGCTTTCAAATCGATGGAAGATTCGATGGTAAAAATGTTTATGACCGGAAAGTTTAGTGCAGAGGATTTTTTCAATACAGTGATCGAGGGAATCATTCGGATGCAGATCCGGAACTCGATTACTGAACCACTCACAACGGCTATTAGTGGGGTTAATTTTGGGTCAATGTTCTCAGGAATGTTTGGGGGTACATCATCCGGAATCAATGGATCATTTGATATTAGTGGAGGTGGTACTTCAGGAATCATGGCATGGGAAGGTGGACTTATCCCATACTATTCAGGTGGTGCTGTCAATAACTTCACTTATGGAGGATATACCGGAGACGGCGGAAAATATGAGCCAAAAGGTGTCGTTCATGGTGGAGAGTATGTAATCCCAAAATGGCAAACTCAACGTATTCCTGCTGTGATAACTCAATTAGAAAGCATGCGTACACGAGGATATGCTGATGGCGGGTTAGTAGGTTCTAGTCTATCCGGTACCAGTACTCCATCAATGCCGGTGACCATCCATATCGAAAACAAATCAGGTACTCCGATCAGTGCTGAAAGTGTAACCCCACAATTTGATGGTAGATCAATGGTTATCAATGTCGTAATTGATGCTATAACTCGCAATGCAGGCGGTATGCGTGATGCCGTACGGAGCGTACGATAATGGTTAATTTCCCAACTCTTCCGGGTGTACGCCGAAACATCGAGCGCAACCTTTCAAAGCTTGAAATAAAATCGAAATTTGAGGGCAACTACACTCAAACTCGCCCGATGTTCACTCGCGCTACTTATGACTTCAGAATTGAGTATGCTGCATTGACCATAGCTCAGGTAGAAGTGCTCGAGCAATTCTTCGCAAATAATAAGGGTGGTGAGTTCAACTGGTTAAACCCTCAAGATTCAAAAACCTACGTCGTACGTTTTGTAGAAGATAAGCTCTCATCCAAGCAGATCACAAAAGAGTGGTACACCGTCGCAATAGCATTGGAGGAAGTGTAATGATTCCTCTATCATCGAATGTGATCGATCATAAAAACGACCTATCATCAACTGAGGCATTTTTGATCGCACTGGAGCTGTCCATACCATCACTAGCGGAACCGATCTATTTGATCCGAAATAATGAGAACATCATTTGGCGTGGTCTTACATGGCAATCGTTCCCGTTCTCGATCGATGAGATCAGCGAAACATCATCAAATGAAGTTCCGAGCGTAGCGATCACTCTCGCTAACGCTTCAAGAGCGATGGAAATGTATGTCGCCCAATATGATGCTTGGCTCAAAGAAAACGCACATCAACCCATCATCGGTACGATCCACGTACTCAGTACCGCTGATTTGGATAATACTGACGCGATACGCTCGATCAGTTTCGAGATCAGTTCGTTTAACTCAACTGCTCAGGCTATGACGTTCAACCTCACTCAAAAAAATCTCTACATGAAGCGGTTCCCGCCCAATGCTCTGACTCGAAAGTGTCACTTTAAATTCGGCTCATCCGAGTGCGGTATCACTACAGGTGGAACGTGCAATAAGACCCTATCCGATTGCCGACGTCACAATAACTCTTACCGCTTCGGTGGTTATCCGTCCGTAGGCGGAACTCTCGAAAAGGTTTACCAATGATACGCTTTGTAGGTATCCCGTTCGCGGATGGTGAGCAGTCGTTCGAGGGCGCAAACTGTTACGGCTTGGTACGTCTATTTTACAAAGAGTATTTAGGTATCGAGATACCTGAGCTCAGTGTACAGAGCGATCACTCTAACCGTGTATGGGCGACATACCTAAAAGAGATCAGTGAGCATTGGGATCGGGTAGATGAGCCTCAACAATTCGATGTTGTAGCAATGGCTCAGGACATCACCCATCCTAAAATCGTTCAACATGTAGGTATCTATCTCGGAGATGGGAAAGTACTCCATACGCTCAATAAAATTAACTCTCACGTTGTACCACTGGAGAGTATCAAATATTCAGTACGGGGGTATCATCGATGGCGATATTAACCACCGTAAATAACCCGTTTGATCCGTTCATTTGCCGTGAGGTAAAAGAGATCGAAGTCGGTAAACCGATCTATGCGAGTATCGATGGATTCTACTGTCACTTCGATGTTGTGGTATCGCTAAACGGGATGATCACTTATGACTATGAGTACATCATCAAAGAAGATGATCATATTGGATTTGTAGCGGTAGTAAATGGTGGAGGTGGAGGTAGAAAAGTCTTGATGGCTGTTGCTATGGTAGCCTTAACCGTTGTTTCATATGGGGCAGGTTCCGCATACGGTGCTTCAATGGGAAGCGCATTAGGTGTCAGTACCGCTGCTGGTACTGCTATCGTTCAGGCTGGAGTTATGATAGCCGGAGGTATGCTGATTAATGCGCTACTTCCGCCATCATTCGCGTCGGTTGGGGCAGTTGATGGAACTGCATCATCACCGACGTATGGATGGGATAACGCCAAAAATCAGATGAACGAGGGGACTCCGCTCCCTATCGTTTATGGTAAAACAAAAGTTGTCCCTCCGATCATCAGTATGTATGTCGAATCCAAAGATAACAAGCAATATTTGAATGTGCTGTATGCGCTAAATGACGGAGAGATTACGTCAGTATCAAACATCATGATCAATGATAATCCGATCAGCTTTTACAACAGTGTGTCCTATAGCATTCGGCTTGGAACTAATGATCAAACACTCATCCCATCGTTTGATAATACCCGCGTAGACACTCAGGTAAATACGAAACTATTAATGACCGAGACAGTACGCCGTACATCGTATAACAGCGTTTCAGGGCTAACGATAATCATATCTGCTCCATCGGGTATCTATTTTGCCAATGATGCGGGTGGACTTGATAGCAGATCGGTAGGGTTAGAGGTCAAGTATCGAAAAGTCGGGGATACTCTTTGGGCTACAGTACCGAATACCTCGATCAGCGGTGCATCCACTTCTACTATCCGAGTGACGTTTTCAGCTGATGCAATCCCATCGGGTCAGTACGATATTTCAGTACGTCGTACAACAGCGGAGAGCACCGCAACACGCATTCAAGATAAAGTCTATTTTGAGGGGTTCACCGAGATCATATACGACGACTTCACGTATCCGAATACGGCATTACTCTCTATCCGAGCATTAGCGACCGATCAGCTCAACGGATCAATGCCGACGGTGTCATGTGTTGTAGATAGAGGGTTTGGAACATCAAACCCATCTATCGCTGCACAGAACATTATTTCCCTAGAGGGTGGAAAATCCAATCTTCAAAAATTTGATGAATTTAAAACATACTGTAACGATCAGAACTTCAAGTGTAATCTCGTATTTGACAGTGAGATTAATGTCCGTGATGCTCTCAATATGGTGGGTATGCTCGGACGAGCTAATATTATTCAAATTGGAGATGAGTACATACCGATAATAGAGAGAGCTGAGACTATACCTACTCAAAAATTCTTATTTACGATGGGTAATATCATCCGAGACTCATTCAAAGAAGAGTATCTTCCGCTCGCTGATCGATCTAACATTATCGAGGTGACGTATTTTGATGAAGCAATGGAATATGATCGACAAAGTGTAGAGATATATCAGCATGGCTATGATGAATCAACCGATACGGCGCGCAAAGCTTCAGTCACTCTTTATGGGTGTACTTCACACACTCAGGCTATCCGACATGCTCGGTTCATGATGAATAAAAACCGATTCCTCACGAACACAACTAGCTTCGAGGCGGATGTGGACGCAATAGCGTGTACGATTGGGAGCGTTATTGGAGTATCTCATGATGTCCCGCAATGGGGGTACTCAGGCAGATTATTGAGTACAGGTATCATCAATGAATCGCACTGGAGCTATGTAAATAATACAACAATCAACGGGGTCATAGCTACATCGTCAAATACGACGATAATCCAACTTGATAGGGAACTATCGATCATCGCATCCGTTGAGTACGGATTAACTATTCGACTCCATGACGATACGATCGTGAGCGTGTCATTAGTAACATCCGAATCATTACTCACCGATACGATCATCATACCGATTGCTTTAAACGTCAGTAAGTTTGATCTATATGCATTCGGAGAAATCAATCGGGTATCAAAACTGTTCCGTGTAGCATCGATCACACGTTCATCCGATCAGCGACGAAAAATCAGCGCAATCGAGTACATCCCCGAAGTCTATAACGACTCGCTCGATACGATCACGATTCCCTCAATATCGTCACTATCAGCAGTATCGTATCTCATGCTCACAACTGACACCGAAGTAGCCAGTGACGGTCGCAGTATTAACATCATAAATCTCCTTTGGAGTGGTCAGGGTATAGCGTGGGATGTCTATATGCAAGAGCGATCAACCGATACTCCGTGGATGCTTATCGGCAATACGCAAAACCATTACTTCCAACTCAAAGATGTCAAATCAGGATATTACAGTTTCAGAGTCGGAGATAAAGAGGCATCGTCAACGATTATGATCGCGCGAGTACCGCTTAATAATGTTGAGAACTTTATCTCTTTTTATCAAAACAATCAGCTCGTTCTTCGATGGGATGCAGTTGTTGATGATTATCGAACTCCGATCATATATGAGGTACGTCGCGGTACCTCATGGAATAACAGTGAGATACTTGGTAAGGTCAATAGCAACAGCTTAGTTATCGATTCGGCAGGAACCTATTGGGTCAAAGCGTACTATAAAGACTTAAACGATGTGGAAGTATGGAGTGTCAATGAAACGGGAATATCCATCTCTAGCGCAAATATACTACGTAACGTAGTAGCGACATGGGATGAGTACGCCACGGCTTGGAGCGGTACTAAAACCAATCTAAACGTCGATGCGGGCAAGCTCGTATTACCTATGGGGACAACATACGGATACTATGATATTCCAACCTCCCACATCGTGACGCTTTCAACGGCTCAGTTATGCCGATTATCAATTACTTATAGTGTAGCTGGTGGTGGAGATGGAGTGCTTTGGGATGATATTAATGTCATGTTCGACTCCTATCCAAATAATATCGACGGTGACTCTACTGGGTCGTGGACTGCAAAACCAAAAATATCTATTTCACAAGATGGTACTACATGGGGGGCATGGCAGGATTTTGTAATCGGAGATTACGTGGGCAAAGCATTTAAAGCCCGTATTGAGCTTTATAGCAACGTATCTGATTTTACAGTCCTATGCGATGGGTTCTTGTTTACAGTAGATATGCCAGATCGTATTGATAAAGGGACATTATCCGTACCTGCATTAGGACAACGGTTCAATTACGCTCATTCATTCCAAACAAAACCAAATGCTCAGATCACCATTGTATCAGCACAGCAAGGCGATAAAGAAGTTCTGACGAATGAAGATGCAACGGGCTTCAATATCCAAATCATCAATGGAGGTGTCGGCGTGGCACGAACAATAAATTATCTATCTCAGGGGTACTAAATGGCACTACATGACTACATCATTTCAAATGACTATCCGATCAATGTTAGATCAGACCTAAACGCTGTTTTAGCAGCGATTATGAGCCAAAACAGTTCAGGCACCGTACCAACTACTACCAAGGCTGGAATGTTTTGGTATGACACTGCAAGCAGTATTTTAAAGCAGAGAAATGCGGCGAATGACGGTTGGCTTGATAAGTGGGATACAACGAAAGGGATGCTCGCTAATCTCGCATCACCTACGTTTACAGGAGAGGTCAATCTACCCTCTACAACTTATATAGGTGGTTTCCCTATTGCTAGAACAACAGCACCTATTTTTACTGGTAATTCAACATTTGAAACATTGACAGCATGGTCGAGTGTGTCGCTTCCTGCATCGACAACAATCGGAGGGGTATCGCCTACAGAGCTTAGTTATCTTGATGGGGTGACATCATCGATTCAGTCACAGTTAAATGCCCTTTCTTCTAACAAGCAAGATGTACTTGTAAGCGGAACAAATATTAAGACAGTTAATGGAAATCCTTTAGTTGGGAGTGGAAATGTTGTTATCACACAAAACCCATCAGCAGTTTTCTCCAACTCTCAAGCCTTTACTGCATCAGGAACTTTCACGGTTCCCGTAGGTGTAACTAAACTCATGGTTTATAGCGCACACGCAGGTGCGGGAGGCGGAGGTGGAGGATTAGCTACCAAAAAGGGTTCTACTAACTTAGGGGGCAATGGCGGGGGAGGTGGTGCGTCTGTGTTTTCTTATCCAATTATAGTACCCGTATCCGCAGGACAGAATATAACCGTCACAATAGGTGCGGGTGGTGCGGGTGGTGCCCAAGGTGGAACTGGAGGAGCGGGAGGTGTCACGTACTTTGGTAGTTATAAATTTGAAGGTTATGCTAATGGCGGGGCTGCTGGAGCAAACGGTCAAACGTCTTTATCTAACGTCAACTCTATTGGTGGAGGTGGGGGTGGAGGCGGCACCTATTATGGAATAGGCGGAGGTGGAGGAGCGGGAGGTTCGGCAGGTGGAGCTGGTGGAACTGCAACTAAGGGTATTTTCCCATGCTACTCAGAAGCGACAGGAGGTGTTGTCTCTACATCAGGTGGTATAGGGGGAACGGGGGGAACTTCTAATGCAGTCAACGGGAATAATGGTGGTGCCTATAGCGGTCTTAATGGAGGAAGCGGTGGTGCAGGTGGTGCAGGTAAAGTAATTGTATATTGGTAAGGAGTAGAACATGAGTAAAAATTTTGCAATCGTAGAAAATGGAAAAGTAATCAACGTCATTGTCGCTGATGATGATTTCGCACAAATGTACTCTGATTCACCCGATCATATCGGAGAGTGTTTTGAGTACGATGAAACAAACGAAGATGATACCCGTGTCGCTCGTATCGGTGAGCTTCATATCAACGGGATATTCGTATCTGAAACTCAGGCTATGGATATGGGGCTGATTCCTGATACTCGAACAGTTGATGTTCCCGAATCGATCACAATGGGTCAGTTTAGAGCCATGTTGATTATTACGGGTATGGATACTGTTGTGCAAGCTGTTATTGACTCAATCCCCGATGAGCTTCAACGCAAGTTGGCACAGAGCGACTTTGAATATCGCGGAAGCGTTGAGCGTCACCATCCTCTTGTAGAGCAGTTCATCGCTTCGGGGAGAATGACGGAAGCTGAGGCAGATCAATTCTTTGTTGAGGGAGCGAAACGATGAATCATGAGGCATTGATCGAAAAGTTTAAAGACGATGTCGAAAAACGGAGCCGATGGTATCGCTTTCTTTTGGTACTCGATCAGATGGGTAATGTCGTATTTTGGAACGGATCGCAGGATGAAACTATCAGCTCTCATATCGCACGCCGCCAAGAAGCGGGAACCGCAACACGGTTCGATAACTTTATCTGCTGCATCTTGAAAAAGCTCGAGCAAAATCACTGTAAAAAATCGGAGGGGGAGTGATGAATCAATCTAAAAATAAAGGAGAAAAAGTGAGAAAAGAGACGTTACGGTTATTGTTTGACCTACTGCTTATCGCGGTTGGAATGTGGTTTTTTATTGAGGGGGCTTATCGGTTTGCTCCTCCACCGCTTCAGTTGATCGCCGTGAAAGTGATCTTAGTATCGGGTGCTCTTGCACATGCGCATATTGCAGGTAAGGCTATTTTTAAATCAGTCAATTGGAATGTACTTTATTGGACTCCGGCTCATGTTGCGCGATTGGTTTTATATGCGATTATTCCTATTTCTTACGCTTTTGGCGGTTGAGCTGTGTGCCGGGGGTTCGATCTCTCGGTGCCAGTTGTATGTTCAGGATGTTCGACGTGCTCACTGGACACAGTTCGGAGTTGACTATCCGTATCAGAACGGAGTTGGTCAGCTCGTTCAAGAGTCAGGGTGTAGAAATGTCATTTCATACGATGGTGTAGGATCGGAGGGACTGTCTCAGATCACGTACCGGCTTTGGCAAAAAACGCTCAAGGCTAAAGGGGTGGAGAGTATCAAGGCGATCCCTGATCAGCTCAAAGCTCAAGCGATTATTATGAAGTCGCTCTATCAGCCTAAATATGGTCTGTGGGTCGCATATCAAGAATATAACGGTGGCGGATTAGTTCTGAGAGAGATCAACCGTGCCGGTAGTGAAAATTGGGTAAAGGCGAAAGCTCAATGCCGTAGAGGACAGAGCTGCTTCACCTATCCGTCCGGGAAG